CCGCCGCTTCCGCCCGCCTGGGTCTTAAAACCACCCATCCCTTGCTGTGCAGATACCACTTCTGCACGGCCACTTCCTTTCCGGTCTGATCCCCGGGCAGGCCCCCGGTGGTCTTTCCGTTTTCGTCAATCCTTGCACTGCCAATCATCACTGCCATATGTTTCACCCTTCCCTTTCTTCTGCAGTATTTCAATCGCCCCGGCCACCACATCCGGCAGGGGAATTCCCATAAGTCCGGCATTTTCCACAATGCTGATGAGTTCATTGGCAATGAACGCAATGGTGACCACATCCCTGATATAATTGGTCCCGATGGTTAAATCAACGCGGTATGCCGCCCACACAAACAGCAGAGTCATGACTTTTCTGCAAAGCCCTTTCCATCCCACACTTGATTGCAGCGCCCCCGTGTCCGTCTTGGAACTGGAGTGAAACACTCCCGCCACCAGCAGCCCGGAGATAAAGTCTATGGCCATCAGAATCACCAGGGTGGTCATTCCGGCATTCCAGCCGCCAAAGGCCGCAGCAACGGCCGAACCCACAATACCCAATCCTGTACAGATGAATTGTTTCATAGATTATCTATCCTTTCTTAAATATAGTTTTACTCCTGAAATTTTGTTTCCAGGTTTTCCAAACGCTGTTCCAAATTTGTGATCTTTGCCTGTAAACGCTGGATTACCGCTGTGTTCAGGGCAATAAACTCCTCATATCTCAAGGAGTAAACATAATCTTCGCCAACTTTGTCCCTGCAGAATCCGGCAAAGTCCAGATCGGACAAACCGCTCTGCGCCATGGCTCTCTCCACATCCTGGGCAATATAACCGACATGTGTGCGCCCGCCGGTGCCATCCTTAAAACGATAACTAACAGGCTGTAACAGGGCAAAAAAGTCCAGATATTTGTCCGTGATTGGAATAATATCCTTTTTTTGGTTGCGGTCAGATGTGGAAATCACCGAATTTCTCGCATAGACCTGACTTATGCGGTGACCCGGCGTTCCCAAAGCGTAAGCGCAATCACTCCAGGGACATAATGACCACATTGATTCCGTCACCCCTAATGTCATGACAAAGTCACCCTCTTTCGGCACAATCTTAAACATTTGAGTGCCTTCTCCGTAAACCGCCCAACTGCCGAACTGCAATTGGACCCGGTCGTTGAGTTTTGTGCTTCCTGTAATTGTTCCGCCTGTCAAGGGTAGGTAGGAATGCGTATGGGCAGAAGGAGTGAACGATCCCGGCTTGCCCCCAATCTCGCCCCAGGTGTAACCCGGTTTGGCCGATGCCTTAGCCCAGGGATACACATCGCTGGCAGGCAATGAGGTGGGAAAATCCGTGATCTGGGACCTCTTATGGGTATGGCTGGACGGAGCTTTCCCGCTTAAGCCTGTATTTAAAGCGGATATCGCACCTTTTACAGTGCTATCCCCAATGCCGGATATATTGGCAGTCCCCAACTGGCTCCACAAAAAACGAAGATTGCGCACTGCCAATGAGAATTTATCAAATAAAGTACCATGCTTTTCTTCGGATCTTACCAGATCAATCTCCCCCCATGCATTCGGAGTTTTGGAATCAGAGGATGTGAAAGAGACCGTATTGTTCTGGGTATTTCCCGTTTTGGTCTGCTTATCATTCCAGGCCTGCCGCTCCAACGAGGTAATATGAATCTCCTGATTCCCCATATGGCTGTTGAGATCCGCCTGGTTTGCCTTGGTCCCTATGGCGGCGCTCAGCGCGGACACCACATCCTCATTGTCACGCATGGCCTGGGCAATCTCCCCCAAAGTATCCAATGTGTCCGGGGCCCCATTGATCAGGTCCGCAATTTTATTGTCGGTATATGCAGCACTCTGCCTGTAGGACGCGTCAATGGCCCCCTGCTGGGCGGTAGATACCGGCTTGTCCAGATCAGATGTGTTATCCGCTTCACCCAGGCCCACCTGCTCCTTGCTGACTAAATGAGGATTATCTATGTCACACATATGATTTTCCATCTCACTTTCCAGTTCCAGCACATCCCCCACGGTAGCCATGGCTGAGGAATCCATCTGGATCGTGATCTGGTCCGCATTTTCCAGCGTCAGTTTCAGTTTAATCTCCATGCCGCTCAGGGTCTGAGACTGCCGGGGCATATAAGCCCCATGGGCCTGCTCCGTTGCCACGGCAAATAAGACCGGGGCTTCTTCTCCCAATCGGGCATAAACTCCCAGCGTATTAGCGTAATATCCCTCCTCCAGTTCACTGTTCAGGAAAAGTGCGTTTGCCCGGATCACATGCCCCTCTATCGACATCTTTCTGATGCCTGTCCGTTGTCTGACATCCTCCAGTTCTGTCAGCCCCTTCAACAAGGCCACATCATACTTTTTTCCCGACATAGCCATCTCTGTGATGGAAAGTTCCCTCTCCGAACCCATCTTCAGGTTCAGGAGACTCTTTCCCACTTCTGTGACGCAAAGATTTGAAAAACAGGCCATATTATTATCCTCCGTATATCACTTTAGTCTTTAGGAAAACCGAATTTCCTTAATTCCCACAAAAAACTTTTTGTCTAAACCACTGCTGCCTCCCGCGCAGCTGCATCCAAAAGCGACTTTTATATGCGTATATCCGGACACATTGTAATTATATATACCCGAATCGTAAAAACCGGACGAGCCTGTTCCCAAAATCGTGTCGGTTCCTGCGGCATTTCTCCCATATATGCTGCAATGGGGAGTTCCTATGCCTCCGTTATCCTTGTACACATGGGTCCCCATCTCAATGTGTACATTTGACAATCCATTTGTGGGGATATAGGCTGTACAGGCTCCATAATTCGGACCGCTCTCTCCAGCTGCGTTTCCCACCGATGCCACCACGCCAGCAATGCTATATGCGTTTTCAATAGACGGTCCCTCAAAAAATCTTCCAGCACCGGGCCTGCTGTCATTTACCACAGGGTTAGATATTCCCATGGCTGCATTGGGCATACCATTTTGATAGGCATAATAAGCTGCAGCAATCCATACCGCATACATCGCGGCACTTGCATCCAGTGTTACAGCCATACCCGGATCATATCGGGCTCCCTGGTTAAGCGCCCAGTGTGAAAACGCAAATCCTGTCCGAACGAATGCCGATGTCTGTACAACAAACGTAGGATTTACGACATTTCCATTACTGTTATAGTACCTTATCCCCGTCTGCGCATTGTTGCTTCCGCCTGTAGCTCCATTTCCATGATAAGACAGCGTAATGGTCTGTTCATACATGCCATAAAGAGTAATACTTGAATCACGGGAAAAAACTGCTCCGTTTGCATATACTATACCGCCGTTTCCAGATGGATCAGTACTCCAGCCTCTGGGCTTCCACCCGGACAAAGCCACCTGGGTTCCCACAAAAGCGGGGTTTGATATGGTCGCGTTATTATAATATCTATTCTTGGTTTCATTGGAATTCGAATCCCCATTATGATATGTCACCACCACCGGCTGGCTAAAGACAGCATATAGAACCACCGGGGTATCTCCCATTACCAATGTGCCGTATACATTTTCCACCGCAGCCCCGTCTGAACGCCAACCCACAAAATGCCACCCCGCCCTTGATGGCACAAATGTGGCAGGAGACAAGCAAGACGCTCCGCTGTCCACTTCCTCCACATAAGATACTCCTTTGTCCACCATATAAGTGACTGTACTGCCGGCAGAATAGACACGGCTGGCCCCCATGTATCCCGCCTTGATCTTTGTTCCTCCCACATACGCCTTACATGGTATGCCGCCGATATACCCTTTCGCCATTATGCTTCACCCCCTCACCCAGTAAAATGTAGTGGGATGGGCCGCTGCGTCGGCTGGAAGAGCATCTACAAATTTTACTTCCGTAATTGCACCGTTAGCTGTAAGCGCATGCAACAGAGTTCCCTGGCTATTCCACGTTTGTCGTTCTGCCGCCGTGATGTGAATTGTGCCATTGCTGCCATGCGCATCCATTTCCGCCCCGTCTGCCTTTCTGCCAATGGCTTCCTCCAGAGCTGACACAACATCCTCATTATCCCGCATGGCCTGAGCGATCTCTCCCAGGGTGTCCAAGGTACTGGGAGCCCCATTGATCAGATCCGCAATTTTCTGGTCTGTATAAACTGTTCCGCGGCTGAACGCACTGTCTATGGCCTCCCGCTGGGCCCTGGATACGGGCTTATCCATGTCCGCTGTGTCCTCCACATTGCCCAGTCCCAGCTTCTCCCTGGTGATGCAATGGGGATTACTCATATCTTCCAGATGACTGTTGATATTGCTCTCCAGTTCCATGACTTCTCTGACGGTAGCCACCGCCGACGGGTCACTTTGAATCATGATATTACAGCCATTATCCAGGGTTATCTTCAGTTTCACCTCTATACCGCTGACAGCCTGGGATTTGGGAGGCATATAAGCCCCGTTCATCTGCTCTGCGGCCACGGCAAACAGGACGGAAGATTCGGAGTCCTCCAGCCGCGCATATACCCCCAGTGTGTTTACAAAATACCCCTCCTCCAACGCACTGTTCAGGATAACAGCACTGATCTGCACCGAATCTCCCAGCAGTTCTGCCTTTCGGATATCCGCGCTCTGACAGATTCCTTCCAGAATGGTCAGTTCTTCCAGCATCCCCGTTTCATACACCCGATCCGACAGGGCCACTTCCGTGAACAGCAGCTTTCTGCCGGAATCGAAAGTCCGGTTGAGAAGTTCTTTTCCCCCATTCGTAACATACAGTTTTGAAAAATTTGCCATTTCCTTTTCCCTCAATTCTCAATCTCGATTATATCCGTATAGGCAATACATCCTCCCGCGAATATCAGTCCCTCTGTGTCACAGCAAATGTGGTTGGTGGCAGATACCTCAATATTGCAGGGCACCATCTCCTCCAACACATGTTCCAATTCGTTCACCTGGCCGGGCATTTCCAGGGCTGTGCGGATTGTGATTCCATACCCCTGGCCAAAGTCATTTTTCACGGAAAAATCGGAGGCCCCACAAAGACCCCCGATTTTTTCTGTTAATGCTTTCCATGTATAGGGCAATTTACTGACCCATCTTGTCTGCACCCGTATCCTTCTGCTCTCAAGGGTGTCATCTTCCTCCGGACGGATGTCAAGCAGTTTTTCATATCTTGACAGGCCGTACTCATCGGCGGTGGAGATGAAATGATTGTTTAAGGCCCGCTCCGCCCCCTGCCAGAGATTCTGAAATTCCGGGTTTTCCGCTTCAAGGGCGGCAACCGGCTCTTTATAGTTCTGCATAAAGGCAGGCAGGTATGAGGCAAGATCCACTTCCCTTATCATGCGGATACACCCCCCAACACCGGGATCTGATACCGGGTCAACACTAAGTTGTCTGCAGATCCGTTGATTTCTGTGGCAGCCACATCCAAAACTCCCTTAACACCCAGGATTCTGGTCTCCACCTGGCTGATTCTGACAACCATTGTATGGCTGTCAGCCCATGCCTTTCTCAGTTCTAACAGATAAAGACCTCCTGGATGGCGGCCCGGGTGTTGGTCCAGTTGTAACCGTTGTCGAAGGTTACGGTAGTCCTCACATACACCTGGACAGGTTCGGCGCTTTTGACCCTGACTACATGGCCGATGGGCGCAAGCCCGCTTCCCTCTCCCGCATATATATCCGGGTCAAGTTCTGTCTGAATCTTTTCCAGAAGCACGTCCGAGGCTTCGCCGAAGTCCTGAGAGTTGACCACCGATATAAGAACCGTGCCGCCCACCGTAAGTTTTTTTT